GTTCCTTCAAAAAGTTCTTTTTTAAAAGAATTACAAATTACACTAGTTGTTATTGCCATATTTACTCCATTTTTTAAGGCGAGGGTGATTGAATTTGTACTCTAGGCACTCCTTCTTCATACTGCCCTCTTCTTCTTTGTCCCATTTGTTGTAGTCCAAACGCTTGAACTTCTTCATTATACTTGTCTAAATACACTTTGTACATATCCATCGGACCTTTTAGATAAGAAAAACATTCAGTTAAAACACCATACAATAAAACATTTTCATAGTAAGTCGATAAATAAGTTGAATTTGATGAAGTAAAATGAGGAGGATCAATAATGTAATTAATTTGAATTGTGAAAGCAGCATTCGGAACAGGTGCAATTGCAATGTTTTGATCATCCCAATTTGCATAATATTTAGGCACTCCTGTAGTATCACTACTATTATATTCAGATATAAAACTTGTATCTCTTTTTTCTAAAAAGTCTCTTACTCCTGAGTTTGTAATTTGGACAGAACGCAAATAAATTAAATCCGAAGGCATGCTCAGATATCTTTGTGATGCAATAGTTGAAGTCGTTGCATATTTTCGTAAGTCATCATAGTCAACCTTACCAGCAACATCTAATTCGACATTTCTAATAAATTGATCTATTAAAGTGTCCGATAATACATTACTATCTACCTCTGTATAGTTTCTTACTTGTGTTAAAAAATCTGAATGTGTAATTGCCATAATCTATCCTGATATACTTATTGATCCACCCATACCTGAATGAATGCTACAATAATAATATAATGTGCTTGGTGCGTCACTAGCTACAGTGATTTGTGTATACTCTGATGTAGTGGATACACCTGTTGTATAAGCAGTTCCTGAATTATGTGTACCATCGCTAGTCTCACTTATGCGTAAAGGATGAGCACTTGCACTTTCTGGCTGTGAAAATCTATAAGTATTGCCTCTTACAAAGTTAGGGGTTGCTTGTCTTACACCATCAATAAAATATTTGTTTCCATCAGCCGTGCTTACAACAGTGACAGCTAATATTGTTACAGCAATTGCATCAACTGTTATTTTACCAACTTCGGCTGTTAACTGTCTTTTTCTATTTTCTTCTGATCCATCATCAGGAACCATGCTTCCGTAAGTTGGATTGGCGTCTGTAGATGTCAAAGAGACTGAACCATCCGTTCTAAATGCAAAATCACCTGGTAAAGTTAAATTAACAACTGCTTGACCTCCTCCTCCTGAATCAGTTTTTGTTTGATCTGTTGTTGAATCATTTATAAAAGGTTGTATTGGTTGTTGAAATTTTTGACTTTTAGCGTTAGCTAAAGCTATGGGATCAGCAGTAATATGTTTTCTTCTTATCTGAGGATGTTTTGCTTCATACTCTGACTTGTGAACAAGTGAACCATTCCATTCTCTTACCATTTCATTATAAGGAAATGCCATACCAGAGCGATCCGAAATTGCTTTTGCATATTTACCTCTTGCGTATGCCATTAATATACTCCTGTAAACCTTTTACCACGAATAGCTGCTTTACCACCCTTACTCATTTTAACAGCTCCTCCTTTTTTTGCAGTCGTTAAAGGTGTTCCGTAAGAAGCGTATGGATTCACAAAAGGTTTTGGTTGGGTTGTATTTGAGCTACCAAACCCCATACTAGAATAAATGTTTTGAGCATTAACTTGATTAGAAGAAGGTTGATTCAATTGAGAAAAAAACCTATTTTCATGTCTTCTTTGAAGTCTTTGGATTTCATTAAATTTTTTATCATAGTCAGTGTCCCCTATTTTTTGTGCTCTTGTCGTAGTTTCTGTGTACTTTTCTTGACCTATAGGTCGATATTGACCTTTGTTAGTTGGGTCTGAAAAATATCTGCCTTGATATAAATCCCCCTGTACCTCTCTTGAACCTTCTGGTAATTTGTAAACAGTTTGAGGTGGCTTTGGAGGAGGAGCTCCTGGACCAACATAACCTTGATTTTGAACATACTCATATTTTGGTCTTGTTCTCTGTCTAGATTCGGTAATTGTTAAGCCTGCTAATTCTTTTTCTGCTTCACTTATTTCAGCTGATAAGTCTCTATAATAACCAGTAGTTGACGGAGCTTTTGTTTTGTCAAGGGAATAATAAGTATATGTAGGTTTGAACTTTTGTCCTAAACTGCTTTTTACTTGTTTAAATTGTGTGTCTGTTGGTTTTGAATACTCTTTTTCTATTGATGAAATATAAGCATCTCTTTGATTTTTAGGCATGTTCATGGTGGCTGCATATTGAATGTTAGCTCTTTTATCAAAAGTTTGTTGCTCACCACTATCTAACCTATCTCTATAATTTTTAATTGTTGTAAACAATTCAGGTTTTGATTGTTCAAGTGCTGAGAGATAACCCCCTGTAGCTTTTTTATATAACTTCATACCTTTCATTAAAAAACGCCTTTAAATTTATTTCCTCGTATTGCAATACCTCCTGTTTTAGCTAATCCCAATTCTTTATAAATATCTTGAGCAACAGTCGGTTTGTTTTTTCTAGTTGCTGCAACTTGATAAACAGGTCTATATTTGCCTTCCAAACTTTTATTAATATCACCAAATGTCTCTTGTGTTGGTGCTGAATATTTTGTAGTCATTTCAGAAACAAAAGCTTTTTGTTGTTCTTCAGGCATGTTTCTATAAGCTGCAATTTGTTGTCCTGCTCTTTTTTTAAAAGTATCTTGTTTTCCTGGATCTTTTATATTAGATAACATGGCACTGTAAGATTTAGCCAACACAGGACTTACACCTTTTATAAACTCTAAATTTGCATCTCCACCTGTTTTTAATCGTAATCCTTTCATTTTTTTCTCCTTATAATCTAGTTGGATAATATGATTGTGGTGTTATATATACTGATGTTCTTTGCCCATCCTCCACAAGTGCTCTTTGTAATTCATCTTCATAAATAAGTTTATTTTGTTGAACTACTTGTGGGTTATATTTCATAGACAGATAATAAGCTAGTCCAGCAACCATGCATGGAATAAATCTAAATACCACATCAGCAGTATTTGTGTATGCTCCAGAGTCTTCAATTCTTTTTAAATAATAATATTTTAAATATGTATATGTTGAAGCATTTGGCGTTTGATACAAAGTGATTTGTGGAGTAGTTTGTCTATCAACATAATATTGTGAAGGTTGCCCTCTAGATCCTTTGTTTGGAAGAGCAGCATATTCACTTCTTGATATTTTAGTTATTGAAACATCGTTAGTTGAAGAGGTAGTTCCTGTTGTTGTGCTGATGTATGCCTCTAGTATGTCGTTTGCATTTGTTGGTGCTGTATAAGTTGAAGTGCCTGCTGTCAACAACTGCTCTTTTAATTCAACCTTCCATAGATGAACACCTCTATTACCCCACTCACTAAATAAGATATTAAGACTGCGTCTTGCTGATTTTAAATCATACCCACTATTAGTTCGTTTACCACATCTTTCGTAGGCTTCCTGAATAATATCGTCTATATTAAGGTCAAAAGTAGCTGAATCTGAAGTTGCCATACATTCCCCTAGCTTCTGTGAATTTTAGTTGGGTCTTTTACACCTTGAAGTGCCATACCACCAAATTTCTTTTTTTTAAGACTTTTTTGTTCAATAACATAGTCATCTAGTTTTTTACCACCTTTTTCACCAGTGATATCAACACCTGCGTCTTCTAATTCTTTTTTAAATCTTCTTTCATTTTTAATTTCTTTATATTTAGTAGCTAGTTTTTTACCTATTTTTTTTGCACCTTTTACGACTAATGGAGCTGCTCGTAATAAACCACCAAGATAAGCCTGATTACTCATAGCCTCTTCAATAGCTTCTCCTCTTTTTTCTTCATAACTTGTCAATATACCATCTTTGTCAAGATCGGCTTTATTTGGATTTTTAAGTGAATTTTTCATAATTAAAGTATATCCTTATAATAGTTCTTTGCAAACCCTCCCTTTGCAAAATCAAAGTTACCTTCAATACTTAGTTGCCTTGAAATTTTTCCTGTCTTGTTATCTTTAGCAATCTGCCCTCGTACTCTACCATATTTTCCTCCAATTTTACCAACAACTCCTTTAGTTTGTTTTTTGTCTTCATAAAAAGGTGTTTTAACATCCGTATATTCTTTAAACAGTTCAACAGAAACATCAGGTAATTTTTTATTTGTTTTTTTAAGTTCGACAGCAGGTCGCTTATAACTACGCTTTACATCTCCTAAATTAATTTCACTAAAATCAAATTTAGGTTTCAAAGAGAATTTTTTTCTTGGTTTAACTATAAATTTACCATTATCCGCAAAAGTTTTTACATTTGTAGGTTTACCACCTACACCTTGAGCTTTTGCTCTTTTTCTTTTTACTGCACTTTTTCTTTGTGATTCTGACATTCTTCGTGCCTTTGCTAAAGGAACACACTTAGGGTATTTTCTTTTTTTATCAGTTTTAAGTTTACTTCGACCACATTTAGAATATGATCCATCAGCTTTCTTGGAGCCTATATCAACCCAATTTTGTGAGAACCACTTTTTTAAACCCATTACATTAAATCTTTATAATAATTAGAAGCAGAAGGATTTGTTATCGTGTCACCATCAACATCCACACTCACTGGTGAACCCATGACAGCGTGTCCTCCAACATTAAATTCATAATTTGTTTCAGCAAAAATTCCTTTATTGGCAGGTTTAGGTCCTTTAAAATCTTTTCGCTTTACACCACTTGGATCTTTAATTTTACCTGCACAAATTTTGGATGCATAAGCATTTGCATATGCACTTGGATAAACCTTAAATTTTCTTTTTGCAGCAGCTTTGCCTCTAGCACATAGTTTTGTCATATTTATACCCCCATCTATTTTCAGATAAATCCCAAACTTGTTTTGTTTCTTTTGGTATTTTAATTACCAAATTGCTAAACTTAATTATATTTTTGGTTACTTGCATCTATAAAACTCCTTATAATATCAATTTTATGTTCATTACTTGATACAATATCTACTTGTTTATCTATCTCATCTATTATATTAGGATGCTCACCAATTCCAACAGAGTTTTCAAGATAAATTTTTATGGTTGCGTTTGCCTTTTCTATATTAGCTTCATAAACTTTTACCAAAGCATTTATTATATCATCTTTCATTATGTTAGCACCTTTTTTTTATTCTTTCTAGTCTTTACAAATTTGCGTTTTTGAGGACCTTTTGTAACTTGTTGACGCATTTGACTTCTTCCTATAACCATGGCATATACCTCGTTTTATTGTTTTTATCTTTATCAGCTAGTAAAGCTTGTTTTCTTGGATTATCACTAACATAAGAAACATGAATCCATCCACTTCTGGGTCCTTCTGATTCTTTGTAAAACTCTAATATTAGTTGATCGTAATCAAGATTATTTTTTATCCATTCAGCTACAACTTTATTATCCAAGTTCATAACTTCAATATCTGCTGCTTGACCTTTTGCATGTTGAGATTTACCTGAACTGCCAATTGCTTGGCATAACTTCACTGATCTGTATCCTGAATTTATTATTACAGGTTCTTTAAACCTATCCCTAACTCTTTGCAAAATATTTTCACAAAGATTTTTAAGATTAAATATTTCTTGTGAGCTTGGTGTATTGTTAATACCAAGTCGCATGGCTGTTTGTGATTTAACTAGTTCATTAAGAGAAAAATTTTTTGATAATTCCATCGTAAAATATATCTATTGGCAAACTAAAAAGCATCCAAAGACTCCATATTGAAATAAAGAAAATAGTTCCAACACTAAGCAGTGCAAAAACTAAAACATCCAAGATAGGAGTAATAATACGCATAATCCAATTACTATACTATCTTTATTAGTTGTATACAAGTTTTTAATCATTTCCCATTTTTCTAACATTTCCATCTCCTCCTTGCTTGGCAAATTCGTTTGTTAGGTGTTTTTCTACAGTTTACATTGTGCATCTTCATTTGTCCACGACTCCTAGCACAATAAGATTTTCTTCGTTTAGATCTAGATTTACTCGGTTTTTTTTCTGTTACAGCAGTTTGTAGTTTTGAACCAGGATTTTTACGCCTGTAAGCTTTCACTCCTGCTTCGGTCATTCCAGCTCCAGATTTAGTAGGTCTATAATTTTTTTTATTACGAGCAGGCATACCTCCTGCTTTAAGACCTAATAAATCCAAAACATAATTATCCATAGTAAACTGTTGCACTTCCTGCAGAACCTGCAGGAATATCAATATAAGCTCCTGCATTAAACAAAATACCATCGTCAGGAATGTAAGGCTCTATATAATCTTTAGTTGTTGTAGCAACTAAAAAAGAAAATAAAGTTGTTCCTGATGGAGAAGTATTTTTAAATGCAATAGTGTCAATAGTTCCACCTGTAGTAATCTGCATTCCTTTTACTCTCGTTCTACCAGCAAAAATTACTCCTGTCACATGATTTGAGTGACCTATAGAAGTATTAGTTGAAACAGATCCACTAGTTGCTACTTGACTTACTGACTTATAAAACAAAGTAGTAAAAACAGTGGTAGAATTTGGTCCTGCTATAACTTCACTTTGTGCATCTCCATTAACATCTGTGCCTGTTACAGTAAAATTTACTCCAGATATATTGCCACTAGATGTAAATGATACTTTTGGAGCAGTATTATCATTTGCATAAGTACCATTTGTTGAAGCTGAAGTAAGGGTAAAATTAGCAGCTCCTGATACTGTCTGAGCGACCCCCAATGCCGTGGTGGAAGCTGCTACAGGTACAAAAGTTTTGACTTGTAATTGTAAACCCATGATAACTCCTATCTGTCAGACGCAGCAAACATATAATCAATTGATGTAACTTTAGTTCCAGTAGCATTACCTGATAAAGACATTGCAGCTATTGTTAAA